TTTCCTGCTGCCAATCCGACGGTGACTGGCGCAGACGTGACGCTCTTTACCTCGAGCGGGTCGCACACGGCAGTAGCAATGGGGCTCTTCGATGCGGTCACGGCAGGCAATCTCGTTGCTTATTCGACGATCACATCGACGCCAATCGTCAACCTCGATGTTGTGCGCATTGTGGCGGGGCAGCTTTCAATCAGCCTGGATTAAGTGAGTGACACTTGGCGCTCAAGCACTGGGTCAGTTGGCGCTGGGTGGCGCATCAGGAGCACTCGCGACCTATGTCGATCTGACCGCGCCAATCGCGATCACATCGAATGTTCAGTGCGCGATCTCAGTCGCCGGTCAGCTTCAGATCGCTGCTGCAATCACAGTCACATCGAGCGTTCAATGCTCACTTACGATCAATGAGCCAGTGTATGGTGCAGTGAATATCTCAGCATCAATCGCGATGGTTTCAGAGATCACATCAGCGATCACAGCAATGCAGCCAGTCCCCAATCCAGGCGTATCGTTCACACTTTCAGACAGAGCAGGAGGCGCATAAATGGACCTATTCAAGAATTTCGCAAAGGTGACGGTATCGACGGGCTACGACGCCTCTGCCACATCGGTAGCACTTTCAACCGGCCACGGCGCAAGACTGCCAGCAGCTCCCTTCAATGCCACATGGTGGAATGCTACGGACTACTCTGATCCAAGTGACGATCCGAACGTTGAGATAGTGCGCGTGACGGCCGTCGCATCTGACACGCTTACTGTGACGCGCGCACAGGAATCAACAAGCGCAACAACCAAGAACACTGCAAGCAAAACCTACAAGATGATTGCCGGGCTGACTGCCAAGACAATGAACAGCGACCTGGCGATAATCCAGGCGGCTAATGGCAGGCTGACGCTTGAGTCTGGCGTGCCGGTTTCAACCACAAATCAAACCGCTAAAACCACCATCTACTTCACGCCTTATCAGGGCAACTGCATCAGTGTCTATGATGGCATGACGTGGGTGTGTCACCAGTTCACTGAGCTGTCACTTGCGCTGGGCACGCTCGTCGCTGACAAAAACTACGATGTGTTTGTTTACGATAATGCAGGCACGTTGACGCTTGAACTGGGTGCGGCGTGGACTTCAGACATTGCACGCGCTGATGCGGTCAGCTTGCAGGATGGTATTCTCGTTAAAACTGGTGCGCTCACGCGCAAGCTGCTCGGCACGATTCGCACTACATCCACCACTACCACTGAAGATTCGCTGACTAAGCGCCTTGTATCGAATGTCTACAATCGAAAGATTCGGGATATGTTTATGGCAAGCCCTGACACCCACACCTATAACGGCCCATACAGGCAATGGGAAGGCGATGCAACCAACCAACTCGCCTTTGTTTCGACCGTGGTTGAAGATGCTGTAGCGGCAATCGTGGGCGGAGCGCGGCAAGCGACTGCGGCAGTATATGTGGCAATAGGGCTGGCGTTGGATAGCACAACGACGATCTATCGCGGCGCGGAAGGCTATGGCCCATCCAGCGACGTTGGCGATGCAAATCTGTGGCTTTCGATGGCGTTTGCGCCTCAGCTTGGTTATCACCTTATCGTTCCACTTCAAACAACGCTTAGTGGTGGGCTTGCGAACTTTGGCAATTTGCAGCTAGCCGCGTATGTGGTTGGATGAAGGCAATACAGGGAATATAAGCATTGATTCTGGGCGCTACAGCACTGGCACAGGCAACGATGGGCGGCACAGGCGGCGCCGCGATGTTGCCTTATCTTGACCTGCCTGCTGGTGCTATCACTCTGACATCATCCGTGACTGCTGCATTATCAATTGCCGCAGCAGGCGGCGCGGCTGTCGGCACGCGCACTTATCCACCCGTCATCAATCAGCAATCGAATCTCTTTCTTGCAGCCAACAACAAGAAAACGGCGCTTGCCGCATCGCTTGCGATAGACGGGATGAGCCTGACGCTGACGGATGCATCTACCTGGCCCGCATCAGGTGCGGTTACGCTTGACGAGTCGCTCGTGCTGGCACGCACCAACACATCAAGCGAAATTGTCTATTTCAGCGGGCGCAGTGGGAACGTCCTGACGCTGACGGAGCGCGCGCGAGGCGGGACAGCGGCAAAGGTATGGGCGAGCGGTCAATCAGCAGAAATGCGGATGACTGCCGAACACCACAACATCCTGGCAGATGCGATCATTGCAGTTGAGACGCAAATCGAAACAAACACGCTTACCGGATTAACGGGCGATGTGACTACATCGGGCACAGGCGAAGCAACAGCCACTATTGCGAACGGCGCAGTTACCTTCGCGAAGATTCAGGACATTTCAACCAACAGACTGATAGGGCGATCAACAAGCGGCACAGGCAGTGCTGAACAGATCAGCATAGGCAGTGGCTTGTCACTTGCGGGCGGTCAACTCTCAGCATTTGCCACAGGTGGCTCCGTTATTGATGTGACTGCATCACCCTACAATGCACTGGGTGATGTGGTTGAATTTCTTGATGGCGTCTCAACCGCATCGTCAACCACCTTCACATCAGCCACGGCAAACTTCACTGACGCTGATGTTGGCAAGCGCATCTGGATCGAGAAGGTGGGGCCAGCCAGCGGATTTGGCAATGCTGAATATGGTGGTGCGCCATTGCGCGCAATCATCGTGACTACGATCACCGGGCGCACAAATGCAACCACTATCACGGTTGGTACGGCACCGCAGGTCAGCCTGACTGGGCTACGCTTTCTTTACGGTTCCGATGACACTGCCGCGCTGCAATCCGCGTTCAATGATCTTGATCCATTCGGTGGTCAAGTGTTGCTCTTTCCCGCTGGTCGCATATTCTTCACATCGGCCGCGCTTACTATTCAACGCTACAACGGCGATATGGACTGGCGTTATGGCGGGACTCGATCTGCGGTGATCCTCGTCTCCGGTTATGGCGCAACGATCATGTGCCATACCAGCAATGCTTTCATCCAAATTGCACCAAGCACACAGGAGAGTTGCTTTCATACGCCTGTGATTGAAGGGCTGCATTTCGAAGGCGTAGGCGGTACGGCGCAAACCGCCATTGAGCTGCATTGGACATTTGGTTTAGTGATTCGTGACATTCGCATCATCCGCGTAGGCATCGGTATGGATTTGCGCGGCGCGCTCCACGGCTATGTCAAGAACTGCATCGTGGATTACTTTATGACATATGGCATGGTACTCGCATCGTCGCCGCTCTCAGGCGGTCTGGTCACTAATGTCACGATTGTCGATACGGTGCGCTGCGGGCCTGCATCAACGGCGCTTGCATCGTTCTATCTTGAAGAGACAGACATGTGCGAGTTGCTTAATTGCGTATCCGAATCTTCGTGGGCAACGAGCATGGTTGCTGATGTGAATTTCATTACGCTTACCCTTGCCAGCTATGCGCGGCGCTTCAAGGTGGAGAATTTCTACAGTGAGATTCATCCGCTTAGTGGCGCAGTCATCAAAGTCATCTCAAATGGCACAACTATAATCGAGGGGCTGCATCGGCACGTGAACCCGATGGCGCCGCTTGTCGATGTCACAGGCTCGTCAGGCTCAAGCGTGGTTGTGCGCGATCTGAAAGTAATTAAACCGGACGGGGCAGCTGTGAATGAGTGGATACTGTTCAAACAGAACGCAGCTAATACTGTGGGCTGGCTCTTCGAGAATGCAGGCGAGTTCGCCACAGGTGAATCACGCGATCTGACAGCGAATACTGCATTCTGGGTTGGTGGCACACTGCCAAATAAAGTCACGCAGATTGAGCCAGGGCGTGTAGTCAATCGCAGCGTATGAAGTGCAATTTCAATGAAAGCGCATTCAATGAGTCGGCATTCAATTCGAGTGCGGTAGCTTTTGTCCCTGTGATCGTCGATACGATTGATCCAGGTGTTTCATTCACGATCAGTGATGAACCTGGCGGAGTAAGTGAGGTGGACGGTAGCGATGGCCGCGAGTGTTAACACATACGACATAGGCGATCTGGTCATCTTGAAGAACGGCACGTTTGTCGATTCGGAAGCGGTGGCAGTTGATCCGCCACTCATCAACGTGAAGGTGCACAACCCGAATTACCTTGATGTCACTTATACCTATGGCGTCGATCCACAAGTCGAGAAGCTGGCGATTGGTGTCTATCGCTGTACGATCAAACCAACAATACCTGGCATGTGGTACTACCGCTGGGAAGCTGTAGACCCGTCATCCTCAATCGTGGTTGCAATGGAAGGCGCGGAAGAGCACAGGTTCAGTGTGCGTCCGAGTGCATTTGTGTATGGCTGAAGTACGGACACCATTACCAAAAGGCCGACCAAGCAAGGCATACCGTGAGGGCCTCTCGTGGCTGCTGCGCACAGCATTCACGGAAGATGACCGGATGGAAGTCATTCAGATGCTGGTGCGCAGAGCGAAGGCAGAGGACCTGGAAGCCACGAAGATATTGCTTGCTTACACGTTCGGGAAACCAAAGGAATATCACGAGCATTCAGGCGGGGTGCTCATCAGGATAGTCGATGATAGCGACAGCAAAGGAACTGAAAATTTACCTGCCATCGCTGCACTTGAAGCAGGCAGCGATAGCGACGACGAAGGCGAAGAGGGTCGTGATTAATGCTGGCAGACGTGCTGGCAAGACGACACTCGCGGCTCGCGTCTCGGTCAAGAAGATGCTCGAGGGCAGGCGCGTGCTTCTCGCATCAACCACGCAGGATCAGGCCGATGCGTTCTGGGACAAAGTGAAGGCGTGGCTCTATGAAGTCACGGAGTTTGGCGTGATCGAAAAGAACGAACAGCGGCGGATTATGCTGATGCCCAATAACGGCGGGCGCATCAAGGTGAAGACTGCGAGCGATGCTGATACGCTGCGCGGTGATCATGCGGATTTTCTCGTGCTCGATGAATGCGCGTACCTGGCACCTGATGCGTGGGGCAAGGTGGGTGCGCCAATGCTTCTCGACAACAACGGCGATGCGTGGTTTATCTCGACTCCAAGAAGGCGGAACTGGTTTCACGATCTCTATCAGAAAGCCAAGAGCGATGAGACGGGGCGTTGGCAGGCGTGGCACTTCACGTCATATGACAACCCGCATCTTTCGAAGGACGCACTTGATGAGATTATGGGCGATCTGACTGATGAGGCATACCGTGAAGAGATACTGGCAGAGTTCCTCGAGGGTGAGGGGAGCGTGTTTCGAAATATTGCCGCCAACCTGACTGCGCTGCCAGGTGCGAGCCCTGCCGATCACAGCGGGCACCGCCTCGTGATGGGGGTTGATTGGGCAATGAAGGGCGACTTCACGTGCTTGAGTGTGGTGTGTACTGAATGCCGCCTCGAGGTTGCGCTTGATCGCTTCAATAAAATCCAGTGGTCATTTCAGCGTGCGCGGCTCGATACGCTTGCGCGGCGCTGGGGTGTGCAGCACATCGAAGCGGAAGAGAACTCGATTGGCTCACCTAACATCGAAGCATTGCAGCGTGAGGGATTGCCGGTCATTCCGTTTACTACGACGGCCGCGAGCAAGCCGCCGCTGATCCAGTCATTGATGCTTGCATTTGAGCGCAGTGAATGCAGGTGGCTTGATGTACCAGCAGCCACGGCAGAGCTGCACGCATTCGAGTCGAAGGTGGCAGCGAATACGCAGCGCGTAAGCTATGCGGCACCAGAGGGCCTTCATGATGACACGGTGATTGCGCGCGCTCTTGCGTGGCGTGCAGTTGTGGGCGTGCGCAGCTGGGCTGTGTCAGGGTGAAGGCGGCCATCAGGATACTGGTTGCGCTACTTGTGGGACTGGTGATGCTACTTGCACTTTTGATACTTAGATCACACCGATGAACGAAAGAACGGGTCTAGTTAGGCGGTCAATCGAGGCACTGGCAAGCCTCAAGGATGCGCTGCGCTTCCCTGGCAGTGGCGGTGGGCGATCAGGCGGTGGCTATGCATTCCCCGTATGGAACGTCCTCAGCGATGCCTGGAATGGATACGGCAACCATCGCATTGATTACACGGCTGAAGCAGGTGACATCGGTGGCTCATCGCTCGTCATCGCAGCGGTCAACTGGCTCGGCCGCGTGCTCCCTGAAGCCCCACTCAACGTAGTTGAACTCGACGAAGACGGGATGGAAACGATCATCCCAAACCATCCAGCGGCAAAGCTCTGGCGCCGGCCAAATCTCTACTACTCAGGCACCACGCTGCTCAAGGCATATGCATACTCGTGGATCGTGAGCGGCAATCCGTATGTCCTGAAGGTGCGCGGTGGCGCTGGTCAGGTCATCGAACTCTGGTACGTGCCACCGCATATGATGCGTCCGACGTGGCCAGCAAGCGGCTCAGAGTTCATCACCGGCTACGAGTACAAGGTGGAAGGCGCGTCGCAGATCTTCGAACAGGAAGATGTGATCCATTTCAGGGATGGGATTGATCCGCTCAACACAAGGATGGGACTCAGCCCCGTAGCGAGCGTGATGCGCGAGGTGTATACCGACAATGAGATTGCGATTT